AGGGTATCTATTAATATATAATTTCATTACCCCCTCATCAAAACCTGCTTGTGCAAGAGCGTCCATCGCTAACAATGATAGATTAAATACTCCCTGATAGGAAATAGTCATATTTGTACTTGGAAGGGCATTAAGCGCTGATAAAATAGTAGTCTGATTAAATGTAAACCAATCTTCTAGATTATTATAATTATTGGTTGCGGTAAAATAAACATAGTTTGCACCCGGATTAACCTCTCTTTTATCACATCCAAAAAAACCCGGAGCCCTATATGTATAAACCACAATCCCTATTATAGAACCTTCAGGAACATCAAGGTCAATCCAAGGTGGACCACCAAGCTCAGACCAAGACACATGAACAGCACTCTCAACACCGCAACATATAGAATCAGAATCTTCATATGGTGGTATAGATGGAACTGTTGCTGAAAAATTAACAGTTTCTAATCTCATGTATACACCCGGGAATGGGAATGATTGAGATTTCTTTTCTAAAACAGTAGTATACACACATTCTTCTGTTGCTCCATTTGAGTCTTTTTTTACAATAAGCCTATCTCCTACCTCAACCTTTTGTTGATTTTCTCCCTCAAGTAAAAACCAATATAAGTTATTATTGGCGCTATCTATATAAAGTAATGTTGAGTATATTGTTTGGTATCCTTCTTGGTCAGGCTTTATTACAAACTTATATCTAGTCGCCCAATATGGAGCTACTTGTGAAGTAGGTATAGTTACCCTTATTGAGTTTTGATATATAGATGAAGAACAAGGAGTATAAACAGTATTGTTAACTGAAACAAGAGCTGTTGATGAACGAAGAAAATCATCCATATAGACTATGCCTATCTCGTATCCTCTATTACTATGCAAACTTCTTATTTGTCCAACCTTTGAAAATGTAGCAGCCTCATCTGTTATCTGATAATACTCATATCCATAAGTGCCAAGGCTAGTCGTGTCCTCATATTGAGTAGCAACTATCTGCAAGTCGATATAGCTGTTTAAATTACTTGATATTATTTTTATTGGTTCAGCTACAGCGTCAATACCTGACGCTCTCTTTTCAAAATTTGCAGCTAAATTTGTAGGTGTTAAACAATTAAACTTGTCAGTAAATGTATACCCATCACAAGATGTTGGATTAGCGGGAATAGGGTCATATACAGGAAGTATATTAGCAACTGTACCAATCCAATCTTGGAACTCAACACTTTGTGCTAAATCATATGGGCTACTATAATTTGATGTTAAAAAAAATGTACCTGAGACAACTGTTGAAGGTGTCGTTCCTATTAATGATGCACTACCTGTAAAACTTTCATGTGAAAACTCAATAGTAATTCCAATAGAAGCTCCCGCTATTAAATTAGATGCATATGGAATTAAGTTAACGAAGTCTATTCTTAATATTGAAAATGGAACAGTATGACTACCGTCAATAAGATACGTTGATGTTTGTTTTGACGTTACTAATGCTTCAAATCCTATTACATCTTGAATTAACGCTGTCTCATAAGTAAGCTGTAATGCCTGTCCAATTGATGTTATCAAGTCATATCCTTCAACATAATTACCATACATAAGTCTATTACCCATAAGGGTTTGCGCTTGAGCAAATCTTGGTACGTTGTCATATAGTCTTAACAACTCAGACTCGGGAAGAGTAGTAAATATCTTACTATTATCAAAGCTTATTGATGTATATATATTATCAGGTATACCTAAGTCTTGCTTATTTTGTTTTTCAATTATCTTAATTATATTGCTCTCTGATTGCTTAAACAATAAGTCTATACCAACAACAAGAGAGTTACCTGTATAGTAAGTTACATTACAAGCATTAAATGAGTTTATCATTCCTTCATTCAAGTATGCCTCTACAGTTACCTCAAATCCATTTGGAGCGAAAGCAATATCAGACCACTGCGAAGTAGCTGAATACTCTCCATCGGCATATAAATATCTATAAGCAAATGATATAAACCTCTCTTCTAAAAAGTTCTGCTGACCAACAGTATTTAATAACTGCACCGTTGGAGACTCAGTAGGTGGTTTCTTAATAACAAGTAATGACTCTTCAAGAAGTAATGCTGCCGCCGGACCTCCTGCATCTGTTAATGGTAACCCTGATGGTACAGCATAGTTTCTAGTTACATTTATTATTCTTGGAGCATTATAGTTATCCGTGAAAAATAATAAGTTCTCTATTTTGTTTACTCCCGTAATTGGGTATAGTGCATTAAAATTTAGAGTTGTATCTACATTCCCACCATCATCTATAGTAATAACATGATAAGTAAGAAATGAATTATTTATATTAAAAGATAAAATTAAGTCAAGCTTACCTGTTAGTCCTAATGGAAAACTTGGGTCATGTACAAACCAATATACTGTCTCCATTGCTCCATCTTCATAAGCGCCAATACATTTTGCATCTACGCTTAAAGGAGTATTTAGAAATTTTAAAGCCGTTAACGGAAGGTTTCCTTTTGTGTTTTCGATAACTCCAAATTCAGAGTTTTCTGTCGAACCCATACGCACATTCATAGCGTCAATGTATTCGCCATTTGGAACAACTCTTTCATCAAAAGTTTTGTTCATTTTCCCTGAGGTAAAATTCCTACTAAATTTAGGCATACTATTTTAATATTTTATCTAAGCCCCTTAAATTCATTAAAAGTCTTCCCGGATGTATATTACTTATTCTTATCTTAGCGTTTCTTAATAATGCTTGCTTATCTTTTTTAGCTCTTTGAATAACATATTCTTGAACACCAAATTTAGCGTTTAAAACCTCATATTTTATGTAAGCATAAATATAAGACTCAAATAATTTATTTATTGTTATTAGAGAATTATCTCCATTCTCCATACCATCCGAAACATATTCAAGAATACATAGTCGCTCCGACATTCCTGAATCAAAGTTAATCACACCTGCTTTTTTATCTACATTAAATGTAGGGTTAGCATTTGCTGTCTCTGTATTCAGTCCATATCTTGTTCCAATTGCATAATCAAAATACCAAAACCCATCTACATTATACCCTGCTTGATTATCAAATTGGTTTCCTGCATTTAGATAGATTGATTTTTTTGTTCCTGTGATTCTATCATAATCTATAGCTGAGTTCTGAGGAGACAAAGCGTTTCCATTTTGGTCAAACAATATATTTGAAAGGTTATCTTGAAGGTATGCTCCTGAAGATAATGTCTGTATGTTTTCACTTAATGGTCTTAGAACACCATTCTCATATACTGAGATTCTTACCCAATTTACATAATCAGAAGGCAAGATATATCTTAATGTATGTGGAACATTTAGTTCTAAAACTTTTATCTCTTTAAACGCATCATAGTTAAGCTCTTGAACAGCACGCTTTGCGTGGAACAATATCTTAAACCTCTCCTCATTATTTACTAATGAGTGGTTGCCAGAGTACATTAAAAGAAAATTAGTTACAACATCAGCTAAACTAACATATTGATAAGACCCCCAATTTAAGTCTTCAGGGTTATTACCATTATTTTCATAATATTCGTATTGTGATATATATGTCATTTTTTATGGTATTTGTGCATTGTTCTCTGTCTCTTCCTGCTTGGCAAATTGATATACTTGAGCCTCTCTAATTGAGACCCCACAGTACTGAAGTATTTTAACAATTAATCCTACTTCATTTTGGAAGCCTACTTCAAAATCTTGATAATCAGGTTGTGATTGGTCAAATACAGGCTCACCATTTGCTAATGTAATAAATGTCCACTTTGGATTTTTTGGATACCTAAAATAAGTGGCTTGAACTTGTAATGGCAAGTTTATAATACTTGACGGATATACAACTATAGTATCACTTGTTTGTGTGTATGCAGGATAGTTCACCGATGGAGATGTAAGTGGTGACATATTTAGTAATGTTATCTTTCCTGCTGAAACTTTTTCTGCTTCATTTTGAACCGAAGAATCAAAAACTCTATATGATTGAGGTGTTAATGTAAATATGTTTGCTGAAAGACCTAATGCTGTAGCAGACACAGACGTTACCGTAGCTGTTACAGTTGGAGAAACAGCAGTGTTTACAACTACATCTCCAATTGAAACCCCTGCTAATACAAAACTAGCTGAAGAGTCTACTAACTGAAGTGCAGTAACAGAAGTATTTACACCACTTGCAAGTATCTTTGAATAGCATAATATTTTGCTTATCATATAATCCTCATCTCCCGTTGTAACTAAAGATGGTAGATAGTATTCATTTGAAAGCGTACTTGTTACTGATGTATTTGTTAATAGATTTGTTACTATGAACTCCTCCATTTGCTCAGAGTATGACTTACCAAAGTCAGCATAATCTGTCCCTGACATTCTAGCATTCTCCTTATTTATAATTGAATTATAATCAGAGAAATACTTCATAAATAATTCTAACTGCGCCTGTTGAGCATATAAATTAAAATCAGATGGGGAAATATACCCATAGTTATTCTTATTTAATACAGCTATTACAGTGTTTCTTACGGAGTTTATCATCACAGACATACGCTATTCTTTCTACAAAGATAATAAAAAAAAGGCACCTTTAAAAGATGCCCTTATGTCCATTTTATTTTGAACTTATTTCTAAGAATTTTAAGACTTCAAGTCCTTCATCTGTCTTTAAAAATAAAGCAACAGTTTCAAAAGGGTCTTCGCCAAATGGAATACCCATCATTTTCTTTTTATTGGTTTTAGTATTAAACCACACTTCACGCTGTCCATTTCTAAATTGCAATATATTGCTTGAGAAGAACATTTGGACATTGGATTGTAGTTTAAGCAATGGGTCATTTAATATATCTAAAAATGACTTAGGCTCTCTTTTAGCATAAATTAATACATCTCTGCGTAATTCTGCAGTTGATACATTTGTTACGTCTTTTTGGAACATAACTCTACTCACTACTTCAAGTTGCTCTACAGTTAATTGTCTTGCTTCAATCAATGCATCTACTTCAAAGTTTAACATCTCAACCTCCTTAGCGGCATCAATTGTTTTATCTACTTCTATAAAAGCACTTCCATTTAATGGATGATAATGTAAAAATTGCTGTAGTACAGGATTTGTTCTTGGGACACTTAGAAATCCATCATCAAATATGATTGGTTCAAGAAGAAAGTTTCCATCTTGTTCATCTTCAAATGGTGATTTTTGATTTCTTGCGTATCGCAAAGGTCTATTGACATTGTTCTCTTCATCAAAATAAAGAAGTGGGAACCTCGTTGTATTTCTTGATGGCAACGTAAAAGAGATTGGCGTTGCATTGCTTTTCAGCTTGTAGGTCTTATCTACTGATGTTGTGTTTGCTTTCATTATTATTTGATTTGATTTAGTTACTAAAATAAAGGAGGAGCAAAGTGCCCCTCCTTTTAAACATTCAATTATTATTAAACTCCGTAACGGAATAAAACAAAGTTATTCGCACCTAAAGTACAAACAGCACGCTCAGATAAGAAGTTAACTTCCATTGCATCTAAGTCACTAGTTTGAGCACCTCCGGCAGAACCTGTCATCCAAGTTTTGTATCGTCTGTCTTCTGCTTCAGAAGCACGATATCTAACGTGTAAGAAAGGACGCTTTGCATTTTTACCCATAACTTGGTCATATACATTTGTAGACCCTGCAGGAACAAGTAATCCTGTGATGTTTCCACTTGCTGTTGCTGCTGTAGGCATACCTCCACGCATTGTTGGATCGTTTAAGTATTTCCAATCAGTCTTGTAGAAGTCATAACCTCTTCGGAATCCTGTGAATCCTAAGTTTAACGCCATGTCTTTGTCATTGTCAAATAGACCATAAGATGTACCTGCAGCTCCATAAGAGTTTTGTGCAGCTAACATATCGTCAATGTCAAATCCAAAATCACGATTAACAAATACTACGTTTTCTTCAATAGCACCTTGCTTATCTAAGCGAGAAATAACTGTATCCCAATCAGCAAGAGATGTTGGATTACCACCACCCCATACGTTTCCACGGCTGTTTACAACATAGAAGATACCTTCTGAACCTTTGTTACCTGCTGATGTAAATGTTACTTGAGTAGCAACACCCGAACCTGCACCTGCAGGAATCGCTTCAACCATTGCAGTTTCAAGATAATCTTCAAAACGTAGACGAGTTTCGTGTTCTGATTTTAAGTACCAAAGGTATCCTGTAGCACCATTCTCAGTAGTCACTTCAACCCAACCAATTTGAGCCATGTCTGAACCGTTTACTGCATACTTATCTTTAATGATAATTGGAGAATTTGAGAAAATAGTATCTTCAGCTTCCAAAGAACCTTGCATACCATTTGTTCCTTTTTTAAATTCAGAACCATATACCCAAATAGAACAAGTAGAACCTGCAGCAAAAGTTTGACCACCGGTCTCATAATAAGCTACTGTAATAGTATAGGTAGGACCTACACCTGCAGGAGCAACAATAACGATTCCTTTATTTGACAATCCCGTAGCATTATCAAAAATCATAACTGTTTGACCTAAACGAATTGAAATTGTATTACCCGAAGTAATTGTAGCGTCTGTAATAGTAAATACAGACTGATTAGCAGCAGCAGCAGCAGTAGGAACACAATTTGTGTACTTTGTGTGCAAACGACCTTGTTCAGCCCATTTAATCATATCCGAGTTTGACGGCATCTCCGCTCCTACCATACGTAAGAATGAAGCTACTGTTCTGTTACCATAACGCTCAAATTCTTTCTCATATGTATCAGGAAGATACTGAGTTAAAAAGTTAAAGTTAGTAATGTAATTTGTTTGTAATGGGACTTGCTCCGAGCTTGGAGTCAACCCAAAAGTTGGTGATGCTAATATAGCCATTTTGTTTTAGTTTTAGTTTTAAATTCTTTTCATACTTCTAATTTTTAATCCGTTACCGGATTCAGGGCTTAGAGACTTGACCTGCATTCCATCAACCTTTGTGCTAGCTTCAGACACCTTACGTTCAGACATGTTTATGTTTTTAATCTTACGCGTAACATCATCAGTAGCATCAGCTTGTCCTTGTTCATAAAAGAACTTAGCAAACTTATCGGGGTTCATTGCCATAGCTAAAGACCTATGGTATCCCTCCGCATCTTTCATTAAACCATTCTCATCCAAAAACTTGTTTATAAAGTTTTGAGGGGTTGCATGATTCTTTTTAATCTCGCTTAAACTACCGGGAGAAAATGAAAGTTTTTTGTCGTTTATGTTGAAATCAAAACCTTTGAAATCATCGCTTAAAACCTCACTTGTCTTTTGGTCAAACCATTCACGCTTGCGCTTGTTTGATTCGTCAATAGTCGCTGCTTCTTTGGTGTATTGTTTGTATGCCTCGTATACCTCTTTTTCTTCATCCGGAACACCAACCCCTATTGACTCAATAGGAACCGAGTATTGTTCTTTCTGTTGATTGAAGTATTTCTTGGCTTCCCCAATAACCTTCTTCTTTGCAATCTTTGTTTTCTTAATAAAAGATTCATCATCGATGTCCTCATCATATTGATAATCCTCCATCAATGCATCTATATCATCGGAATCCAACTCTGAATTCGTAGATTGTAGATACTCTTTTATTAAGCCATCAGAATCCATATTGTCAAAGTCTTTATTTAACTTTATGAAATCTTCAAATCCTCTTCCCGTATCTTTCTTATATTTCATATAAGCAGCTACATCTGAAGGGATTTCTTCACTAGATTGCCTCTCCGCCATCAGTTCATCAAATGAACTAATTTCTTTATTATATCTTTTCCCAATATATGAAAGAACTTTTTCTTCACTCAACTCTTCCTCATAGGACTCTTCCTGTGTTTCAAATTCAGCTACTTCTTGTTCTTGCTCTTGCTCTTGTTCTTGCTCTTGAGCCACATTATCTGTTGAT